ACCAACAACATGACAGGATTTGCTCAGGCACAGGGTGGACGTTTCTATAAAACAATGAATGCGTACAACATCAACGCAGAACATGTGGTGCACATGAGTATGTCAGATGGAATGGACAACTTATTTCCGTTTGGACAATCAGTTTTGGAACAGGTATTCAAAGTTTACAAACAGAAAGAATTACTGGAAGACGCTATCATAATTTACAGGGTACAGAGAGCACCTGAAAGAAGAGTGTTCTATATCGACGTGGGTAACATGCCAACACACTTGGCCATGCAGTTTGTTGAAAGAGTAAAAAATGAAATAAACCAAAGAAGAATTCCAAGCACATCTGGTGGTGCAAACTTTATTGACGCCACATACAATCCAATGAGTATCAACGAAGACTACTTCTTTCCGCAGACAGCAGAAGGAAGAGGATCTAAAGTGGACACACTACCAGGAGGTACTAACCTTGGTGAGATAGATGATCTTAAATTCTTTACAAACAAACTGTTCAGAGGTCTAAGAATACCAAGTTCATACCTACCAACTGGTCCAGATGATTCACAACAGCAGTATAACGATGGCAGAGTGGGCACAGCATACATCCAAGAATTGAGATTCAACAAATATTGTGCAAGATTACAGAGCATGTTGAATCCTACATTTGATGAAGAATTTAAACTATGGGTAAGATCCAAAGGTTACAACATAGACAACGGTATGTTTGAACTGAAACTGAATCCACCGCAGAACTTTGCTCAGTATAGACAAACGGAAATGGATCAAGCACGTATACAATCATTCTCACAGGTGGCAGAACTGCCTTACATGAGTAAACGTTTTGCACTGAAAAGATTTTTAGGATTGAGTGAAGAAGAAATGGCAAGAAATGCTGAACTGTGGGCAGAAGAAAACAATGTGCCACAAGGCAAGAAAACCAAAGCAAACCAACTGCGTGGCGCAGGTATCACACAGGCAGGTATTGCCAGTGATTTAGATCAGTTTGCTGAACCAACAGCAGATCCAGATTCACCAAACCCAGAGGCACCGGCCACAGGAGCACCAGGACAAACACCAGGCGGTGGCGGAACAGTACCAGGCGGCACAGGTGGTGGTACTCCAGGACAAGGTTAAATACGTTTATGAAACTGAATGAATTCTTTGTACACACCGAAAACGGCTTTGAGCAGGACAAAAACTACGAACCTGACAATGATATATCTGTGCTAGACAAAGATGACACCAGAAAAACTAGACTCACACTCAGAGACATCAACCAAATGAGACTGGCATCAGAACAACACGATGCACAGCAGAAAGAAGAAGCCGTATTTGTTCAAAAAATGTACGGCACTCCCGCACCAGACGATAACTTAACACTGTAATGGGTGACACAGCATTTGTATTAGGGAACGGAGAATCCCGCAGAGGCATACAGATTGAAGAACTCAAAGCACACGGCACAGTGTATGCCTGTAACGGTGTATATAGAACTGACACTCCACATTATCTTGTGGCAGTTGATCCCAAAATGCTTTTGGAAATTGGCGAGACTGATTATGCTATCAACAATAAAGTATGGTCCAACTACAATTCGCAATATGCCAAACACAAGAAAATACTGGATCATGTGCAGTGGTTCAAACCCAGCCTAGGCTGGTCAAGTGGTCCCACAGCACTGAGAATGGCCTGTGAGCATGGATATAAGGACATTTATATACTAGGTTTTGATTATCAAGGGCATAGCCAGGGTTCAGGCTTTAAATTTAATAATGTGTTCAAAGATACCCGCAACTATAAACGAGCCAAAGACGAAGCAACGTTTTATGGTAATTGGATGAATCAAACCAAACGTTGTTTGAAAGACTTTGCCGGCATCAAATTCCATCGTGTGATACCAAAAGACTGGTTCACGCCAAAAGATCTTGCCTGGAATGAAAATTTATCCCATCTGATCAAAGAAGATTTTGTAAAACAATTCAATCTCACCATAAAATCCTAAAAAAGACACCTTTTTAGGGCCTATTCTAGCACCGTTTTTGCCGTTTTGTTGTAAATACTACTGCTTATAAGTACAAATCGATATTAAACAAGGAGCACGTGTAAAATGTCAAACAATAAATTTGAATCGTTATTAGAATTACTAATCAACGAAGAAAACGACAAAGCAGAAGCACTTTTCCATGAAATAGTAGTAGAAAAATCAAGAGATATCTACGAAGGTTTAGCGGAAGAGCCTGCAAAAGAAGAAGTAAAAGAAACAGAAGCAGAAGATAAAGTAGAAGAAACTTCAGAAGAATCTACAGAAGACAAAGTAGAAGAAACTTCAGAAGAGTCTAAATCAGACGAACAAGTTGACGAAGTTGTTGAAATAGAAGACGAAGCAACAGAATCTGAAAAAACAGAAGAAGAGTCAATTGAAGAAGTTGGTGGCGATGCTACTGACGAATTAGTCAAAGATATCTCAGCAGACGAAGAAGGCGCATCAGAAATGCACATGGGTGGTGATAAAGCCGCTGATGACATGGAAAAAGACATGGATGGCGACAAAGAAGATGATGCTGAAGACATGGAAGACAGAGTTGTTGATTTAGAAGATGCTTTAGACGAATTAAAAGCAGAATTCGAACAAATGATGGCAAAGAAAGACGGTGACGACGAAGAAAAAGACGAAACTGTTGAAATGCCAGCAGAAACTCCAGTTGAAGCGGAAGTTCCAATGGAAGCGGCGCACAAAGATGCAAAAGGCATGAAAAAAGAAGCAATGCATGGCAAAGATAAAGATAAGAAAAAAATGGATGAATACAAAATCCAAAAATCTGCCGACACTGCTGACCATTCAGACAAAGGTGCCAAGTCTCCATTACAATCATCAAGCAACAAACCAGTAAACAGTGCCAACGCAAAAGGCATTAACCAAGGTGGTGCAGATGAAAAAGGAAGACCGGCTCCGAATGCTCAGAAAATGAGTGATTTTGAAAATTCACCAGGCAAAGACAAAGGTACATCTTACAAAAAAGAGATGAAACCTGTTACTGCTGACGGATCAGAAAAATCTGCTAAATCACCAATCACTGGCAAGTAATTGCTAGTCATAGGTAAAGGAGTTTGGAATGTCGCTATATCTTAGAGAACATCTAACTTACGATCAGGCTAGAGTACAGATCTTACACGAAGGCGAACACGGCAAAGATTTGTACATGAAAGGTATCTGTATTCAAGGAGGCATCAAAAATGCCAATCAGAGAGTTTATCCTGTATCGGAGATTGCAAAAGCAACCAAGACACTCAATGACCAGATCAGTTCAGGTTATTCTGTTCTCGGAGAAGTAGACCATCCAGATGATTTAAAAATTAATTTGGATCGTGTGTCACATATGATTACTGAAATGTGGATGGACGGTCCAAATGGATACGGTAAAATGAAAATTTTACCAACACCAATGGGTCAACTTGTCAAAACTATGTTGGAATCAGGTGTGAAATTAGGCGTATCGTCAAGAGGAAGTGGTAACATTTCTGAATACGGTGGCGGTGAAGTTTCAGACTTTGAGATCATCACAGTTGATGTTGTGGCCCAACCTTCGGCACCAGGTGCTTACCCAACGCCAATTTACGAACACCTAATGAACACCAAGGGTGGTAACATGGCAAAAGGGTTGGCGGCTGAAGTGAGAAATGATGCAAAAGCACAAAAGTTCCTCAAAGAGGCACTTACAAACATAATAAAGGACCTAAAATAAGATGATCGACGCAATATCAAAACTTGTTGAATCAGGCGCTATCTCAGAAGATGTACAAAAGAGCATCCAAGAGGCTTGGGACAACAAAATCAAAGAAAACAGAGAAACTGTTAGTGCTGAGTTAAGAGAAGAGTTTGCTAAAAGATATGAGCATGACAAATCTAACATGATCGAAGCAATAGACAAAATGATGACTGAGAAATTATCTGAAGAAATCACTAAGTTTGTTGAAGACAGAAAAGCATTAGCACAAGAAAAAATTGCTTACAAAGAAAACGTAGGCAAACATTCTGCTAAATTAGAAAACTTTATACTTTCTAAATTATCAGAAGAGTTAAAAGAACTACACAGCGACAGAAAAGGTGTTCATGAAAACTTTA